CGCATTATTCTCACTTTCAGTGATTTCTCGTACCTTTTCTCTATCTTCGGTGGCAACCCCACCATGAACAAAAAACACATGACGATTAATAATACCACTTGTATTTATCAAATTATATAAAGGTTCTCCATGCCCTTCTACTCTAGCAAAGAGTATGAGAGTATTTCCTTTCAAATCAAGTGCTAAGTTTTTTATAAAATTATTTCTCTGATTATGAGTAATGATATATTGAACTTCATCTTCAAATGTTTCAAACCTATTTGGTGGATGTTTGAGTAGTAGCACATTTATGTCTAAAGTTGCTACATGTCCTTTCTTCATTAACTCATCAGTCTTTATAATTTTATAAGAAGGTCCGAATAATCCTTCTAACACCCACTTATGAGTTTGTGATCCACTCAATGTTCCTGTAAAACCGTAACGATACTTAGCATCTCCAAGTTTTCCCATTATAGATACTAATGACTTTGATTTAAACTGGTGAGCCTCATCCCCAATCACAACAGAGAACCTATCAAAATACTTTCTGGGGAGTTTGTAGATTGATTGCCAAGTAGTAATTATGACTTGAGAGTCTGTCTCTCTTTCTTTTCCTGCATATATCTTGTGGCAGTATGAACCAACGTCCCATCCATAATCTGCAAAGTCTTTATACATCTGCTCTACTAGGGAAGTCGTCGGAACGACTATCAGAATACTTTGCTGTTTCTCAACGTAATATCTCACAATCGAATATATCATTAATGACTTTCCAGAGGCAGTTGGAGATATCAGTAGTTTTCGATTATGTCTTAAAGCGTCGTATACTCCCTCTATCTGATACTCTCTGGGGGAGTGCTTACAAATAGAAAACATATAATCCTTCACACCTTCCTTTGATATGAACTCATTCACTTCAAAGGGGAGTCCATAGAACTCGCTTTCTTTAAATTGATATGTATATTCGTGATCCTTACAAAACTGAACTACTCTATCTAAGAGTCCAACATATATCTGTCCAGTCTGTGTATTAAATAACCTTATCTTTCCATCCCAATACTTACTCTTGTATTGAGGCATGAACTTTGCGTCTGGAAGTTCAAACGTAAACTGATCCGCTAGCTCATAATAAACATGAGGTTCTGCATCGACATGAAGATACACTTCATTCTTCTTTGATATTATCAAATTAGACATGAATATAGAGATCAGGTATTTTTATTTATATCAGCAATTCCACTTCCTAAGTGCCTTGTTTATTCTTGAGTCTGGGTCTCTAGCAGTCTTTGCGGAAGTTAGTTTTTTCTTCATACCTTTCATACGAGAACAAAAAGATTTTCTTCTCTTTGCAGATTTAGATCCTCTTTTTAACTTAGATGGTTTGGTAGTTACAGCAGTCTTTAGTTTAGAACCAGGATTTTCTCTACGATAAGATGCAACACCTTTTGCATTTAATCCACCAGATTCACTTTTTCCTTCCTTTCTCTGCCATGCTGGACTTTTATCTTCTTCAAGCTTTTTTGAAGAGTCCCCATCCTCCCAGATAAACTCAGATTTCCAGTCAGAAAATGCTTCTTTCTTACTACTGTTACCCCAGTTTGCAGCACCAACTTTACGACACTTAACTAATGCACCTGATGCATACGCACTTGGCCAGACTGAGTATCTTGACTTGACCTTATGATAACAGGCATCTTTTTTACCGCTACCTTTACCTTTCTTATCTGCCTCTTCTATAGTTTCACCCTCTGATTCATAACCAGCATACATCTTCTGTTTCTTTTTCTTAGCAACCATATCATCTTCTTTCTTTTTCTTTTTAGCAATAGCAATCGCTGCCTGTTGTGCAGGGTTTGTGGAATATGCCTCTTTCACACCCTTAGTCTTTACACCACGTTTTGCTTTATGCTCTTCTCTTCTCTTATCAATAAGAGTTCCTCTACTTGTTTCTTTAGGTGCATTTATTGCATTACCACCTGAGAAACCAAACTTTCTTTTATTTCTTACTGTTGCTTTACCGTAGGTAGATTGATGTTGCTCTTCTGATTGTCTTTCACCTTGATTTGTTTTTTGTCTTTCAAGAATTACTTCTTCCGCTCTATAACCCTTATGATGCATTTCCACACCACCTTCACTTCTATATGTTTCTCTTTCCATTCTACCACCTCTTGTACCTGCTCTTCTCTCAGCATTTCTCTGTGCTGCTCTCTTTGCTGCTGCCTTTCTATTTCTATCATATGAAGACATTGCTTCATCAACTATTTCTACTTCTTCTTTCTTTACACAGTTGTTATAGGTCTTACCAAACATCTTTTTGGTGCCTTTTTTCTCATAACCCTTCCAACATTTTTGTGCCTTTTCACTTAACGGTGAGAGTGATCTCGAATAAGATTCTTTCATTTTCTTTTTCTTTTTGTCAGTAGATACGTAAGTTGGTTTTGCAGCACCAGTTTTCTGCTGCTGACCAGGATCAGCTTTCTTTTTTCTTCTTGCAGCAGAGAGTCTTTCTGCCTTAGTCATACTTGCTCTCTTTGAAGAAGATACACATTTTGGAGTTCCTTCACCTGGTTCATCACTAGCACAGGTTCCACCTGTAACCACGTTGACCCATCCACCTTTACCATCTTTAGATTTGGATCCTTTGAACCACTTATGAAGTGAACCTTCTGATACCTGTTTTTCCATTCATGTAGAACATTCCAATTCTATTTATCAATTAAAGCCTGCTTGGAATTTATTCCACTCTATTGCATTTTTAATTTGAAATGTGCGATTTGATATTACCTTTATGATTTCTTCTAAGAACTTAAGCATAGTATCATAATACTTAATCTTCATATCAATTTGACTTAACTTTTCATCTGCTTCGAGATGTCTCTGTATTGCATCCTTCTCTCTTACCTTATATGCAAAAGGTTCAGCAGCATATACCTCTGCTGGTGCTTTGCCTGTGTAATAATTATATCTTTCTAACTTAATTCTTTTATATTGATCCAACGCTTTTTCCCTCAACAATACAATAGTATTATAAACTGTGTAATACTTTGAATGTAGTTGGGGTATTTTTAATGATTCATCATGTAAATTATCAGGATCTATAACAGAGTCATTCTGCCACATCTCCTGAATTTTTTCAAGATTCATAGACGAGTTCTACCATCCTTACCTGTAATAAAGTAAACTGCGTATTTAAATGTAACCTCTGCAGTAAAATACTGTATATCATCTAGTGTAACATCAAAATCCAAAGAAGTCAATGATATTGGAAATAAATCTCTAAAATGAACTATTGTTTGTGTTCTAAAATTGCTATTTAATAAGTGTAACTTACCATCGCTGAACTGATTAAGATCCTCTCTAGGTTCAGCAGTAATAGGTTTTACTAAATCTGCATAGTCTTGAGTAGTCTCTGGAAAACCTAGTCCTGTTAACCAGTTATGAATCGCCATATAATTTTCCATATTCTCATCTACAAGAAATCTAAGTGTTAAATCTCCAAAAGTAAGTTTCTCACCAGGTATATCTAAATCTTTTAGATATGATGGTTGTTTTGTTAACCCTAGTGATAACTCAGGTATTCTTGTGTTTGTACAGAAAAAATCAACTTTGGGTGTTTTTCCCAAAGCAAATTTAAATCCTATCGGTGATAGAAAATTTCTATTCTGTATTTGATTAGTATATGGATTGGTCGCCATTAACTCTGTAGAATCATGTAATACCAGTCTTCACTCATTCCACTAATAATTTGATCAGCATCTTCTTTTGTTTTAGCATAATCTTCTGTAATCAAATGATCTACAACCTTATCATATGCCTTTTTCGCCTCTTTAATTTCTCTAGGTGAACGTTTCATTGGACTAGTTTTATTTCTATTTAGACAAAAAAAGGAGGATCACTCCCCCTTTCTAGGATTATTTACAAACCAAGAATTACCTTCCATGATAACATCAATACATACCCATTTTGCGTAGTGTATTCCACGATAACACAGAAGAGCAAAGACCTCCTCCACATCATGCTTGTCTTCATTCCATTCTGGTGCTTGTCCTTTTCCTAATAAATGTAACATTGTCTTTACCTCCTGTAACATATTTATTGTTAGGAGATCTTAACATAAAAAAAGAGACCCTTTTGGGGTCTCTCGAAAGATATGTAATATGAATTACATAAGGTTCTGAACCTTAACTCTTCTGTAGTAGCGGTTAGCATTAGATGTAAGTGCACCTGCTCCAACTGTTGTACCTTCTGCAAATGGGTTTGCAACGATACCGTAACGAGTCTTAAACCCGATTTTTGGTTGGAATGTGTCCTGACCAACTGCACGAACCATCTGTAGAGGAACGTATGGGCAGTAGAACAGTCCAGCGTCGTAAGGAGATGTACCCTTGTAACCTGCAACGTAGTACTGATCAGCAGCTAAGTTAGCAGCAAATGGATCAATGTATACACGGAACTTACCAGCAAGAACGCCAGCAAATGTATTTCCTGTATCATCTACGTTTAAGTTTGCATTAAGTGCAGGAGTGTAATCTAATACACCAGCCATTGTTAATGCTGAAGCAACGTCTGCGGAACATAGGATCATGTTACCCTTTCCACGACGAGTTCTTTGTGCGATTGCGTTAGCATCTCTTTCGATT